TCGCCAAGAGTATCAGCAGCGCCTAGACATCTTGAAAGAGATGCAAGAAGACATCAAGGCACTGGTTCAAGCTACTCGCGAGATGGCAATTGAAGACGGTTACGCTGAGATGAAAGAAGGCAAGCAGCCCGAGCTTGCACCAACCCAGTCGATGTTCATCGAGCTTTACGGTCAAGAAGAATTTGACCGCGTCAAGCGACTAGGCCAAGCCAAGAAAACATTCACTTGGTTGGACGTGTAAACCAAACGGGGGCTTCGGCCCCCACCATTTAACAAGGAGCAAACAAATGAGACGACAAGAATATAAAAAAGACGGCAACATCTACGCACTGGTAAACGTGCATGCTATGGATTGCACAACCCCATACTGGGTTTACTTCAACCATAAACTGGCATCAAAGTTCGCTGATGTAGTAGCCGCAAAAGATTACATCAAAGTATTGATGAGAGACTAATGTCGAAACGGGGCACCCCGCCCCGTCTATCGCAACTGACCACGGCGATACTGATGAGACGGTCATTAACAAGGAGTAAACAAATGACAAAAACAATAGAGTTCGAAGCTGTCGAGACTGACCAACCGCCCGAGACTACACTGGGCAACAAGCTGAAGTTCAAGCTCGAGTGTATGTTTATGATGCTACACGCTGATAGACAGGAAGCTGCTGCTCAACTCTATGATCAACTAATCGCTGAGTTCGATAAACTAAAATAAACACTTGTGCCCCGCTTGTTGGCGGGGTACACTCTACTTGCATTTAATCAGAAGGAGTAAACAAATGCCAAGAACATCATTCGGAAAAACCCGTAAAGCTGATCAACCATACGCAACATATGCCAGCCCTCATGGTTGGGTTTGGAAGGTTTTAAAAACCTACAAGCATTCAGATGCCGAGCGCAAGGATCCATGCGCTCGATGGTTTGTTGCCGCTACATCACCCCATATGCACGATGGATCATATGAGATGGGCGATACCTATGCTTGCGAAATTCTCGAGATGGGACAATTAATCGACGCGGATCCAGCATGGCGCGACGAGTATCCAGGTTAAGTATATTGGTGTCCAGCCTCGAGGGGCTGGCATCCAATGCATTTAACCAGAAGGAGTACAGTATAATGATTGAAGTAACTAAAGAACAAATAGAAGCCTTGAGAAAAGAGGCATTCGATCTGGAGAACCAAGCAGATAGCTTACGCCAAAATTTGATTGATCTACAATGGACAATTAACGCGCTTTTACACCCAGAAGAAGAGGCAGAATAATGTATATAGATCATCATGTATGGAAGACAGGCGAGTATTACAGCAATGGCGAAGCCGTGGTTGATGGTCGCTGGGTCTATGACGATGAGTTCAAACGCGCACTGAAAGATGGGCGCGACATGGTCGCCAAGGCGGGACTGAACCAGTGGACTCGCACACGCGGTGTTGATAGCTACTGGAACAGGATGTCACTACCTTGGGAAGAGAAAGAAGATAACCTAATGCTGGCATTCATGAACAAGTACGAAGGCACAGGGAAACGAGGCGACGTTATCCACTGCCTGGCATGGTGCATCCGACGCACCACGACATCGATCAGCACCAGGCTAAACAAGTTGAAGAAAGATAAGTGCCCCTGCTGCGGCAACTAAGAACACCCAGGCGCAGGGTAAATGCGCCATGCTCCTTGGCCCTGTGACTGCAAAGTCGCAGGGTTTTTTGTTGGGCCGCAAGGTCGCAGCGTCTTATATTTTTTTACCTTACTTGTGATTTAGTTGTTGCCTGGTTGTTGGATCCATGGTAGGGTTTTCTTACAGGCAATGGTGCCTGTCTTAACTTAGAAGGAGCAACCTATGAAAAAAGGTTATACATCACACCGCAACCTCGAAGCAGAGATCCGCTTGGATCTCGGGGAACTTGGTTCAGTTATCAAGGAACTCCCCGAAGATAGTTCGATTCGCCGCAAGCTGGAGACAGTTAAACGACAGATCCTCGAGGATGTTCAATCTTCGATATCATATGAACTCATAGACTAGGGAGGGGAGGGGCTTCGGCCCCTCTTATTTTTTATGGGATACCGAGTATTTATTAGAACATGGTGGAAAGAAAATCCAGACTGGCCCAACGGTTTAGAACCCGAGGCAGGTAGACGCCGCTATCGTATGCCTTCCACCAATTGGAAAAAACAAACCTTCGCAACCGAAGAGGAAGCAATAGCCTGGTGCAAAGAATGGAATGATACGCATGATCCAGGCCGCTATTCACTCAAGGCCGAGTTCGAAGAAACATAAACCAGGGGCCGCAAGGCCCCTCTTCACTTTTACAAAGAACAATAAAGACATAAGGCAACAGGGCCGCAAGGTCGCAGAGTATCAAACAAGGCCGCAAGGTCGCAGAGATATAAAGAAAACTTTTTGCTTGTGGTTTACTTGTGGTCTGCTAATATCAAACTATTAACTAGAAGGAACAAACAAAATGAAATCAGCTATTATCTACAACGGGCCTAGCTTATTGGATAATAAACCAATCGTAGTTATTGCGACATACTCAAATCGTAATACCAAAACGGGCAAGGTCGTTCAAACTTACATATTGCGAGAAGATATAAACCCGCTCGAGGCTAGCAAAACAGGCCAAGACTTTTCTATTTGTGGGGATTGTCCCATGCGTGGCGAAGTAACAACAGATCCCGAGCGCAAAATTGCCAAGGGCCGCAAGTGTTATGTTAATCTTGGTCAAGGTGTCTTGATTGTGTGGAAAGCATACAAGCGCGGCGTTTATCAAACTGGCGAAGCTCGCACCATGGGCCGCGATAGGTTTGTTAGAGTTGGAACATATGGTGATCCCGCCGCCGTTCCCGCTCACATTTGGGACGAATTATTATCCGAGTGCGAAACTTGGACAGCATACACACACCAAAAACCATGGCGTCCAGATATCGCAATGCAAAGCGCGGACAGCCACAGCGAAGCAAAGGCCCATTGGGCCGAAGGTCGCCGCACGTTTCGCGTGATTGTGGACCTTGGCGATATCGACAAAACAAATGAGGCACTTTGTCCAGCGTCAAAAGAGGCTGGACGCCGCGTCCAATGCACAGCATGCAAATTGTGCAAGGGATCCAGCAACGCAAAATCAATCGCAATCGTGCAACACTAGGGGGAAACCATGAAAACACCACAGATAAAACCAGACTGGAACACAGGTATCTACATCGGAGACGGTGTAGTTGCCACACCGAAACCAATGTTCGAGTGGACAGACCAAGAGATCCGCGAATACTTCGATCAAAACCCTAACCTAACCATGCTAACCTACTCTGGCATGCTAGGCTTGAGCGTCGGGGAACTAAAAGAAATATTGATGTCATAGATACCAGGGGGCCACGGCCCCCTTTACTTGTACCTATGGTACAAGACACACACGAAATCACATAAATAAACTAGGCCGCAGGGTCGCAGAGTCGCAGGGCCGCAGAGTAATGATCGAGCAAGCGAGGCCGCAGACTTTCGAACAAGGCCGCAGGGTTCGAGAACCTCGAGCCTCGGGCCGCAGAGACACCACCCTTGATTAAATCAGGCCCCTGATCCCCCCCAAACAAATATATATCCTTCGTAGAGAGGGCCTTTATTAAGAAAAAACTAAGACCACCTCGGGCATAATAGGCCATATGCCACGCGGCTTGATGAGATGAGATTTTTACTGCGTTGCCTTTGGTTGTTTTCAGTTCCATCCAAAAAGGTATACCATCCCAGACAATGTGAACATCAGGAACACCGCCCCCATGTACATTTTCAATCCGAGTTGCGAACGCTTTCTTGGGTAAGTTCTTCCTGATCGATTGCCAGAAGTTCGCCTCTGGTCCCTTGCTCATTTGTTACATCCTCCGCTGTGCCATCGATCACGAAAGCTTGCGGATATTGTTTCTGTAACATTGCAAGTCGGGCAGTTATTTCATCCCTCGATAGTTGATCAATAGTGTTTATTGTTTCACGCCTGTCGATGGTCAAACCACCAAGAGCAGAGCGTATCTTTTCTGCATTGATTGCGGCAGAGAATTGACCTGCCTCTTCTGCACCCAGAGATAATTTGAACAAACGCTCGAGTTGTCCAATGGTTGTCACACCATATCTTCGTTCACGTTCTTGTCTTAACTCTTGGATATATTCCACAACATGAGGGTAGTCTCGACCATTCAACAAACGTGATGCATGTTCTTTTGCGAGATCCTCTTTGTACCCAGACTTTCTTGCACACTCTGCGTTGGAGTAGATCCCCTCCACAATGTGCTGTGCAAAAGTAAGTTGCCTGTTGGTCAGTTGCCGACCATGTTCTTCTTCAATCTTTTTCTTTACCGAACCCATGCCTGTCTCCGATTTTCCACAACCTTAGTACAAGTAATTCTCTTTGCCAAGATTTCTATATAGGATACTCCCAGAGATAAAGTGTAAACACTTTGGCCTTTTTTTGCCATGGGCTGAGTAGTGAAATTTGTTTACCCCCTAAGTGTTTACGTTATTTTGTAAACTGTTTACGCTTAATTTTTAGGCACCGTAAACAGGGTCCGAGGTACTAGGTCCTTGTATCTATTTACTTTTTCCATGTTACATTTTACCTGTTTACGTTGTTTACAAAAATTTGCCCTGTTCGAGATGAAAAAAATAAAAATCTCTGGTAGAGTTGTATATGTAAACAGCAAACTTTTTTGTTGACTAGCCTTGTTTGTTGTGGCAAAGTCACAAGTACACCACAAGTGTTTTATATTAGAAGGAGCAAACACATGACTACATTTACTTTTACATGGCGTGAAGTTGAGGACGGTGATTTCTTTGAGACATCGATCCCTGCCACTACCAAAGAAGAAGCGCACACCAAATGGTTGGAGTGGGCGGATGGTTTTTGGGAGACTGATCAGTCTCTTCTTACATTCTTTTCTTGCAAAGAGGAGGTGTAATTATGAAGGTACTTATTGGTTGTGAGACATCTGGCACAGTGCGAGATGCATTTTTGGAAAGGGGCCATGATGCGTGGTCCTGTGATATCCTACCATCTGACACGCCTACCAATCGTCACATACAGGACGACATTCGAAACGTGATGCAGGATGATTGGGATCTATTGATGGTGGCACATCCACCATGCACGAGGTTGTGCAATTCGGGTGTGCGTTGGTTATCGTCACCACCTCCGAACCGTACGCTCGAGGAGATGTGGCGTGAGTTGGACGAGGGTGCAGAGTTATTTTCTGCGGTATGGAATGTACCACATATCTCGATGGTTGCTGTTGAGAACCCTGTCATGCACAAGCATGCCAAGGCTCGGATCAGAAACTACGTTCCATTTGCCCAGAGCATACAGCCTTGGGAGTTTGCAAAGTCGGATGATTGTCCTGACAATGTAAAGAAGCGGACGTGCCTGTGGCTCAAGAACCTACCGAAGTTGAACCGCACTGGCAGTCTCGATGGATCGACGGCACGAGACGAGTGTCACAAGTTACCACCAAGCGCGGATCGTTGGAAGCTACGATCTAAATTTTACAAGGGCATTGCTGACGCGATGGCTATGCAGTGGGGAGCATTAGCATGACAGTCTTATTACAAACATACACAATCCGAGCGAACCGTGGTCGCCCTCGCATTTGGTTGGAGGGCAAGCGGTTGGTCGAGGCAGGTTACGAGCGTGGAGTTCGGTATAACGTAATTCAATTACCGCTGCGTGATGGTGGTATGTTGTTGGTGCAGAATGAAGAGGGCACTGGCAAGCGCAAGGTATCGGGGAAGGGTGACCGCCCTATCATTGACATCGTTGGAGCGGAGATTGTGAACAGCAAGTTGCGTGTTGGCGATGAGGTCGTGATCACTTACGATTGTGATGTACGAGAAATTTTAATCAGGAGGAAAGAGAATGCCTAATCATTGTTATCAACAGGTCCGAGTTGAGGGGCCATATCAAATAGTATCTATGCTGTATCAAGGACTGACCGAAAACGGTTTTGATCCTCAGAACGAAGGACGAGTTGCAAACCCACAGTTTTGTCAGTTGGTTGTGCCGATGCCGTTCGAGCAGTGGCTTGCACCAAAGACCAAGTGGGGGGACTACGAGGTCGAGGGTTGGTATGACTGGCGTTGTAACAACTGGGGGACCAAGTGGGAAGTTTGCAATGTCGAGATTGACGAGGAGTTGGACCATGAAACCAGAGAAGATAATGGAAGACTTATAGAGTCTGACACTAAGTCATGGTTCGAGTTTCGTTGTTGGACTGCATGGGCACCACCTACTCCAGTGTGGGACAAGCTACAGAAGATGGGCATCAGGGTTCACGCTACCTATCAGGACGAAGGTGGCATGTTCGAGGGTGAGTACATCAACGGCTATGATCGTTCGTGGGAACCAGAGTTCGAGGAGGAAGCAGTATGATATCTGAACAAGAGATGGAAGACTTGTTGGACGAAGTGTTCAAGAAAGTATTCGGGGACAGGTGGTAATTATGAAACTTACAATAACGCAAACCCACCAGAACGACTGGGAAAAAACGCCTCGACTAAGTGAGGTAGAAATCACTGGGCAGACTACAGATGAACTATACGCCAAGGTATTTCGTGAGCATGACAATCGCTACAAATATTGCAGCGGTTCAAGGTTCGAGTTCCATGATGAAGGTCACAAACAGGCGTACTACGAATGGAGAAGTGACGTAAATAACTATGCAAATAACGGTGGGGATATGTGGTGATGGGTAAAATAAAAAACTTGTTGATCGAAGAAATGGAAACACCGATCATGGAAACATGTTCGGACTGTGAAGGGGAGGGCCGCGTTTATTACGAGGTGGCCCGACCTCAAAGTTTCAGCCGTGACATTGGCTACTTGGAAGAGGTCGAAGAAACATGTTCGACTTGCAACGGGGATGGTCAGACGGAGCGGTTGTGTGAGTGCGGAGAGGCAGTGACGTTGGGCATGGGCCACGATGCATATATTTGTGAAGAATGTTTTAGCGAAGGAGAAAGACTATGATCAAAGAATTTTGGCAACGGCTGACGCGCAAGCGTCAAAGCAACAAGAAGCTAACTCGGAAGGAGCAGATCCTAGCTGAGTTGGACCGAGGTGCAGGGACCGCGAAACAGTTGGCGGATCGCATGGGATTGAAGCTAACGATTGTTCGTTCGAACCTGTCTGCCCTACACAAGCAGGGTTTGATCAGGGACACGGGCCAAGATGCAGGAACCGAGGGAGTGTGGGAGGTTGTGAAGTGATTGAGTATTTCACGGCTCTTGTGATTGCGTACAGTATACAAGATTACGACATGGAGATTGCTATTTGGTTCGAGAGCGAGAAGCATTGTTCCTCGGCTATGAATAGTGGGAGTGCAGATGGGATCTACAACCATCTGTACGATCTCTATGGCAACGACATCATGATGACATGCGAGACCACAGACAAGGTATCGAAGTATATCAGACCAAAAGCGAGACCAGAAAGGGAGGAAGTTGATGGGTGACGAGCAGCTAACAGGATGGCAAGCGTCACAGCTACGATGGCTCAAGCAACAAGTCGATAATCTAGCTGACGAGAGTAAGCGAGATGATGCCAGACCAAGGATAGAACAGGAACTGTTTGCCGCAATGGAAGAGTTGGATGATTATGTGGACGCTTTGAAGGAAGCAGGTATCAACATCGAACACAGAAGAAGATCATGGCAGGGTGTAGTATGAGCAGATGGACTGATCGTCAGAAAGAAATGCAGGGGTACAGACGCAAGATGGCAAACGGCATGAAAGTGTCATTGGCTGATGCACCATGGGACAAGAAGGAAGAGGAGGATGATCGATCACGAAGAGAAACTGAGGATAATGGCACTAGCGATACGAAAGGGGATTGACGTTCGGGGTCCCGAGGCTGTGTCGATCTTGGAAGATGCCGCTGACTACATACAATTTTTATTTGAAGAGTGGGGTCGTGAGGACGAAGCCGAAGCTACCGCCCCCGAAGAGGAGGAATAAATGGAAACCAGGATAGAGGCAATACGAGATTTGATAACCAGAAAAGAAAAAGAACTGGACGATATAGAATGGGCAGACCCGCAGGATCCGAGGATCGAGGGACTTGTTCGAGAGTTAAATGATTACAAGAAACGAGAAGGGGACGGCGAGTTATACGAGCCGAATTTTTAAATGCTAACAGAAGTAAAAGAAGTAATAATCGAAGAGACAACGTACTCGGATAGTGCGTTTGGTGTAACCGAGGAGGGGGACGGTGTGTTCTTCAACTCTAGAATTGTACAGAAGATGGGATTGAAAGGTGGGCAGACGGTGCAAGCGTACCTTGTGCCGAACTTCTCTGACAAGCGAGACAGTATTCCATGGAGGGCAATGCGTGTTGAGGTAACGCACGAACAAGAGAACATCGAGGTTGTGCCGACTAAGCTGCGCGACAGGATCCACCGCCTGTTGAAAGGTGACATGTCAGTCATGTGGACGGTGACTGAGATAGCCGAGGAACTCGAAGAGGACGAAGAGGTTGTGGCTAGGTTGTTGGCTGAAGACAAATCAGTCATGTCCACCACTGTTTATTTCATGTGACTTGCATTCTGCATGCGACTGGGGTAGAGATAGTCAACATGTTTTGTACAACAGGAGATTGACATGGCAAAAAAACTGGCAAGTGCCCCAAAGAAAGAGGCATTGAAGTTCAAGAACGTAGCCGTTCTGTTGGACGATCACGCAATGCTGCATGAACTAGCAACCGAGGACCAAAGATCCATGGCTCGACAACTATCTGTACTGATAAGAAAAGCCTATGAAAATAAAAATAAGTCTGCTATAAATTAGTAGGAATCATTTCCTTTTGCTCGATGAGGCCCACGCCTGTGGCTTCATTGCTCGATAACTCCCCACCTGGTTAGGTCACGCACTGCAACGGTGGGGATTTTTTTATTCAAAGTCTTGAGGTGTAAGTTCCTCGAACCGAGACGCAGGTTTAAACATGCTGATCTTCACACGCTGACGAAAGAATGTTGCGTGTTGCGGATAGTCTCGAGCGAACCACTGGGTGTAGAAAGTCTTGTGGTTGTTGTTTACTTTGAAGGTGGTCTTGCCGTCCACATCGGGACGGTCAGTGTGCCAACGGATCTGTGCAAAGATTGCATCGGCCCCGTAATTCTGAAACCCTCGATTGATTATGTCGAAGGTAAACCGACAGAACAGTTCGTATATCTCGGGATGTTCCTTGTGATATTTCAGTGCGGCCTCTTCCATCTGATCGTATCGTGTTCGATCACGGGTAAAGTTCATCTCTGTCTGTGTCATTTCTTGGCCTCGTTTGGTTTACCTTTCTTGCCTTCACGCAATCGGTCAGGTTCTTTGGTATAGCCTCGGATCTGCGTGACGTTGTGCTTTTTCATTCCTTTCAAGAATGCTCTGGCTATGTCCTCATCCAAACCTGTCTGCATCGAAAACTCTTTGGCCCCAGTGTCGAGGTGCCTGAGACCACGTTTGTAGTCTACGATTGTTTCAATAGCAGCTTCGTGTTTTAGTCTATCGCTTTTAGTGTTAGCCATTCTCGTGCCTCTTCTCCTAATACTTTTGCACCGATATCAATCTTGGCTCGAAGGGACTTGACGATCTTCTCATCGATGGTGCCTTCACAAATCAGATCCACATAGGTGACAGGGTTCTTCTGACCGATACGATGCGCCCGATCTTCAGACTGGATCCTTGTCTCCAGATTGAAATCGTTGGCGTAGTATACCACAAGATCAGCCTCGGTCAGAGTTAAACCGTATCCTGCGGTAGATGGATTGCCGACAAAATATTTGAGCGGGTGGTTGGGGTCTTGGAAGTTGCGTACGATATTGTTGCGCTCCTCATCCCCTGTGTCCCCGAAGTATCCTGCGGCTGCATGTTCCCCGTATTTCTTTTGCAACGTGAGAACGATTGCTTGTATGTCGTATCGAAAGCGTGACCAGATGATTGCTTTGCCGTCATGCTCGTCCATGATTTCTTGCAGCGCGTCCATGCGTTTGGTTGGGAAGGTAACAATCTTTCCCTCGTCAGTCTTGATGTGTCCCGACAACACCTGTTGCAATCTAAGTAGCTGCGTGATTACCGCAGGTGCGGTGACCATCTCGCCATCATCGAACAGCATCAAGGCTTCCCGTTGGATGCGTTCGTACATCATCTTCTGTTCTTTGGTCAGCGGTATGTAACGTGCGGTGTAAGTTTTCTCGGGCAGATCGAGGCAGTCTTTCTTGAGTACCCGATAGCTGAACCGATCAATCCGATCTGTTAGTTCATCGAGGTTTCGATAGCCCACTACTTGTGTGAACGAGCGACCACCCATATTCTGTTTCTTGACCACAGCGTATCTGCTTTGGAATGCCCAGTAGGAATCGTATCCAAGAAGACCAGGTCGAAGGAACTCACACTGCGAGAACACATCGAGGGGCGACTTGGTTACTGGCGAACCAGTCAAGAGACGACGGTACGAGAACCCTGCTGCAATTTTCATGAGTGACTTGGTTCGTTTGGCCTTGTGGTTTTTGATGGTGGTGCTTTCATCGATGGCAATCATACCGAACTTGCCTAGTCTTTTTGCCAACCACATCCCTGCGTTCTGTCCTTTGACAGTAGAGAATGCTTCGACGTTCATGACAAAGATGGTCAAGCCAGAGTATGCATCTTTGATACTATTTAATTCTTGTTTTTGCTTCTTGTTTGGTGACGACACCCATCGTATCACTCGATGCGGTACATCATCCGACATATGTTCTGGGATTTCTTTCGCTACCCAGTTGCGGTACACACCTTTTGGTGCAATGATAAGAGCGAAGTTGCACTTACCCTCGAGGAACAGAGAGCCGAGGTTATCGATTAGAACCTTCGACTTGCCTGTTCCCATCTCCATAAAGAACCCATATGCATCCTTCTTTCCAGCGTGGTCCATTGCGGTCCGTTGATGGTCATATGGTTTAGTTTTAAATTTATAGTTGACAGTCATCTGTAACCTCCCATATAGTGCAAGGTACGACACATTGACTTGTGTGTCAACCACAACCCTGAAGAGGAAAAAACTATGACAGAAATATTTGAAGACATATTCGACGAAGCTGACGCGTTAGCGGATGTCGATGAAGGAACTGGGAAGCAATTAAGCCAACTGGTTCGACAACTTCGTAACATCGAACAACAGATCGAGGATACGGAGCAACACCTTAAAACTCTGAAAGCTGAGAAGCAGAAGCTGTCTATCGAAAGCATCCCGAACTTGATGGATGAGATGGGCGTGGAGCGTCTCGATGTGGATGGTGTATCGGTGGAGCGTAAGCTTATCGTGCAAGCATCTATACCCGTGGCTAATCGGGAAGAGGCTTTCGAGTGGCTGAGA